CAACACTAATATCATCGTCGGTACTATTGCCATGTGGGAGCGTTGATGTTGCGAACCCTGACACCAAGGTATTACTTGCACTGTTAGTTTTCAAATACTTGTAGTCTGTACTAAACTTTATATTATTTGAGTTGTCTCTTGTTTCAATTTTTGTGTTATCTATATAGACCTTATTTACCATTTAAGCCACCGCATGAATATAAACGTTAGTAAGTGTTTGTGTTGTTGCGCTATCCCCTGCTGCTGTTGTAATTGCAACTAATTCTAACGTATTTGATGATGAATTATAGGCAGCAAAAACCCTACGAGTAACATCTGCTGTTGAGAGACCATCATAAAAGTCAGCATAAACTGTTCCGTTATACTCTAGTAAACAAAAGGTCGGGTTAGAAACAGGCGAGGTTCCAAAAGATACCTTTTGAACTTTAGTTGTTGGGCCTAGTGTTGTATAGGTAGTTCCACTATTAAAACAATCGCCACCGCTACTTACTGAATATGAATCCCTAGAAAACCCTGCAAAAGAAGAAGAGTCTTTAAACAAAGAGCCTTTGACTGTTAAAAAGTTCATATTAGAGTGAAATCTAATTTGATCTAGATAATTGCTAGGAGACGCCAGCATTATTGCTAAAGTATTATCCGACGCAGGGTTAGATATCATAATAGCCCCAGTATTCACATTTGCATAAAAAGTACTAGTTGCCATATCTAAACACCTTTGTTACTCGTGTTTCATCAAAATCATCAATGCTTGAGTATTTCTTTGGAACATGATGAAGAATTTTTTCATTACCCAAATAAACTGCTAGGTGAGAAGTCACGTCTGAATCAGGGATTAGGTAAGATACAACATCATTAGGTTGTAACTCAGAGATATCTACCTCATACCCCCCAACATCTTTAATAATATTCTCTACACCTATTCTAGCGTAATTAGCCCATTCTCTAAAGGTTAATGCTAACAATTTTTCTTCAATATTCGAGCCAACATGCTTATCAAGATATCTTGCACATAAAATTGCACAGTCATTTCTACCGAAATTGTAAGCGGTTCCAATCATTTGATCTGATCGAACCACCCACATTTCTTGGAACTTATTTATATAAATACTGTTTTGAATAGGAGACAATGATACTATAAGAGGCCCATCGTCTTGTTTAACAAATTCACCGTTAACAACATTAAATCGTTGACCAATATTTTCTACAAATAGCTCATACATGTTTATATCTTTCTTATACTGAGATTTTAATAGTACCATTTGTCAAATCAATAACAAACGTATTATTATTGTTTCTTAACACACCTGCAGTGATTGTTCCTGCATTACTAGTTAAATTACTAAGACCTTCTGATGGCCCTACATAAATAGCATTAGTAGTGACAGTCCCATTTACTAAAAGATTACCGTCAATAAATGCAGCCTGAGATACCCACCCTGTTCCACTATAAATGAATGCTTTTGTACCACTAGAGTGTGTTGTAGCAATAATAAATCTATCATCCTTTACAGGAGGGATGTCTGGATTTTGCATTGCGTACCAGTATACGTCCACTTCGGCTGTTGTGTCAACTTCTGATAGATTTGAGGCTCCGGTATCGTATCTCCACAATCCCGGACCTCTTGCGCCAGTTGCGCCAGTTGCGCCATTTGCACCGTTTGAGCCACCTATGCCTACAACAGCCGCAGCTGACCACTCATCAATTGAAATAGTATCTGTATTCGTAGATGAGGAAGCAATTGCTTGTCTGACCCATAGATATTCTCCTTGAGATAAACTTGGTGCTGTCTGCGTCCAACTATTCAACGTGAGACCTGATAAAGTTTTTGTGGAGAAAGTATAAGTTGCTGTACCAGTAAAGGATGTGGGAGCCGTCGTTCCTGATGTGCTTTTTATGTATAAGAAAATTGGAACACTGTTAAGCCCATTAAAACCGTCTTTCCCGGCAACACCTAAAACAACCGCTGAACTGAATTCTGTTGCAGCAATTGAATCCGTGTTGGATTGAGAATACGCTGTAGCCTGTTTTACCCAAAGATATTCGCCTTGAGCTAAGCTTGGAGAAGAGGTTGTCCACCCGTTTAATGTTCCTCCTGTTAGAGAAACAGAAGAGAATGTATATGTAAACGTGCCTGTAGGGTCTGCGGGGGGTGTAGAAGAAGATGTGTTCTTTTGATAGATAGTTACAATTGCGGTATTGTATCCATTGCTGCCTGCAAGACCAACAAATCGAGCGAAAGAAATTCCAGCTCTAATAGGTAATGTAGGAAGTGCTTCAGTTTTATATACATAGTAGGCAACATAAGCATTACTACCGATGCTATAAGACTGATTATTTGTTAATTCATCCGCCGAGTTAGCATAGATAACAGCAACCTTGTCAGGGGTTCCTCTCTGAATAGTAATACTAGAGTTACCTTGAGCATCTTCTGCAATCGCCCGTGGAGATTTTCTTCCAAGCGGTGTTATAGCTCTAACAGCAAAAGAGTATACACCAGTTGAGAGACCCGTTATATCAAACTGGTAGGCGTAGGTCTGCCCAAGCGTCGTCCACGTCGCATTGTTATCCGCAGAAACTTCTACAAGATACTGATCAACTTCAACTGAGCTTGATTTTGTCCAAGTAAGTTTTCCAGATTGAACTCCAAGAATACCATTGTTAGTATTGGTAAATAATACACTCGTAGGAGGTTTAATGACATCGTTTACTAAAGTGGAAGCAGGATACGCTACGAAATCTCCAATATTCCATGCAAGATTAAGATAGTTAAAAGATTGAGCTTCAATTTTTACATTTAACTCACCATCATACTCTACACTTTGTACTCTATAAATTTCGTATCCATCGGTGTTCGCCAAGTTCTTGATTGGAATCACTTCAGATTTAAGTAGGAAAAAGTCACCAGTTTCTAAAGTAATGGCCTTGCGAGTTAGCTTGATAGATAGCCTATGGGTGTTGCGGCTAGTCCTTACAAGCTCCTCTGCTCTTGATTGAGCATGGTAAGGATCAATGATCCCCGGAATAGAAACTTCCGTTTTAAGTGGTTGATCATTGTCTTCTCCTAAATATACATTGTAGACTTGTGAAAATGTCTCTGGCCAAGTGATGCTATCAGATTTAAAATTCTTAATTGCATTAGAAAAGCGAACAGTCACCTGATTATACTTGTCTTCTGCCTTTGGCCAAGTAACATTTGCAGAGTCTCTAACGATATCTGCGTCTGTAAAGACATGATTAGTATTGACAAGACCGTTAGCTACAGAAGGATTTCCAGTAGGATATTCGACATTAAGTTTATACCTGCCATCAGACCACACAAGAAAAGCCTGATGAGCACATTGAAGAATTCTATTTACGTTGTCTCTGACTTCCTGCTCAGTGTCAATGATATCGTTAAATTCGTAAAGTTTGACCGTTGTTGGTTTAGACCCGCCATATACTTTACCACCAAAAGGCTTGGTATCTACAACAGTATCTGAAATAACTTTAGCTCTATAAAAGCTTTCAAGATCAATTTCGTTAATAGAAAGACCTCTGCCATAGATGCCGTTAATAAGATAATCTAATAGTACTCTAGCAAAGTTGTTAGAGAAGGTCTTTTCCGCACTCAGGCTATAAACACCGTTACTCTCTATAATATCATAAATTCTTTGGCCTTCTACATAGAAACTAAGTGAAGGTAGATTTCCTGAATATTGAGGGTCATCCCTGTTAAGTACGAAAGCGCAGGTAGCATAAGCGGTGCTAGTAAATAGATTGCTGCTACTAAACCCATTAGCAGTTGCCATTGGGTCCGCTACCCCACCATTTTTGTAAAAGTTAAGTACAAAACTATCTTTAAATTTATCGTTAGAGGCCGTGGTTTCGTCAATATCCAAATCGACTAGGGCATTGATACCCCCAAAAGAGATTGCATTTTGAGTAAGCAATACTTCATTTTTAGACCCTTGATATCCTCTGTCTGAGCCAAAGACAATAGCAGAAGGAGAAAGTACTTTTCTAATTTCGTACTTATAAGTGATAGTAAGGCCACTTACAATCTTATCCTTCCTTGAACCTCTGTAATAACGGTCACCACCTGCAGAAATATTAGAAAGTTCGTTTTCAATATTCTTATATTCCGTTGATAAAAACAATCCTGCTACGCTATTGGTGTAAGTCTTATTATAAAGCTCTACACCTGCCCAGATCACTCTGACGGTGTGAGAACTAATATTTTTTGGGTTATCAGTATCAGACACGTCAGCTGCAGTAACCTTGGACTCAACAAAGTAAGTGCTAGAGTTATAATCATAGGTAGTAGGAGAAGGTAAGTACTGTGCTGCGCTATAGCCGTTGGGAGCAACCCATGTATAAGAAGACTGAACCTTTAAATCTGTTACAAGACCGCCTACCTTGTTGTAGCCATAAATGACTGGTAGGTTCATTGCTTCACTTTTGCGAGTGAATTCAAACCCCTTGCGAGATTCTTCGGCGGCTCTCATGCGAGACTTCATCTTTTTAGCTTGAGATTGTTGGTAGGCAATAGAACCTATTGTAAATAAAAGTTGACCAGTAGTAAACGAAAATAAGGTTCCAATTGTAATTACTGTAGCTGACATTAAACTTTCCCCCACTTAATAATTTGTTCGTTATCTTCTAACACCTTATCAAAAGCAGTATCACTAGTATTGATTTGGTCCATACCTTTTGGACTTGTGATTAGAGTTTTGACAAGTCCAAGATCTGCAAAAGGAGAAGAGAGTGTAATGCTAAAGACTGCTTGATCAAAATCGTTATTATAGCTATGATCGTCAATAACACCAGAGTATGCGAGAATTACGTTAGCAGGATCTGTATTAGGAGTTCCATCTGAGTTATAAAAACCAAAATATATTTTTGCTGCTCTTCCCGCTTCTGTTCTAGAAACGTTATTCTTGAATATTGCGTTGTTGTCCGCAAAACTAATTGAAAAAGTCTGCCTATCTACTAGTGCTGATTGCAGTGGAGCTACGTAATCGATTATCCCTAAGTCTTTTGTGTAAGTTTTTCCATTAAAATCAATCTCGTGCGGGCCAGCTGAGAGATATACAGGGCCATTTCTAAAGTCAAGAAAAATTAACGGGAAGAATTTTACAGGATCTTCTTGTAACTTAGATAAAACAAAACTATTAAACTTTCTCATCTGTATCTCTCCTGCATAGTATTCTTGCTCTTGGTTTTACATATTTCATAGGAAGCTTCTCATAGCTAGGATCATCGGAACTATTTAACCATTCTTTGCCTGTATAGATGGCAACAGTAAGGTCTACTAGTTTAGAATCAAAGAAACACACATCTCCTAGCGAGACATTCGAAAAGTCTATTACTTTGTAGCCGTACGCCTCTACCATCTCTTTGACATCTGTGTAGCCTAACTCTCTAACTTTTCTATGAAAAACTGTATGAGTGCTATAGCTAGTTATCTTTCCGAACAGATTATTGTCTGGAAATAAATTTCGATCATACATTGTGAACATCGTCCAACAATCCGATTTACCGTACTGATAGCCTCTCCCGATTTTAATCCTATTAACTTCTTTATACGCTTTCTGTAATGCTTCTAACTTATCCATACCTTATACTCTTTCTTGAATTGTAATTGTCCCAACGTCAGTCATAATACCGTCTGTGTAAGTAATACCAGAAATGTTTTCAACTGATCTAACATAGGTAAGAACAGGTTTAATAGGAGTATTAGGCAAGTGAAGCAAGACGGCGTTACCCACGTTAGATTGGAGTGGAGGAAAGATAGGAACTTCTCTTGAAGTGCCCTCTTGAACATTAGCAGTGACAGTATAAATTTTACTGTGATTAGCAAACTTAATAAAAGTCCCTTTAGCAATAACTGTAGTGTTGTTGTTGAAGGTGCCAAGATTGTTCATCCAAACGGAAATAGAAGATTCTCCTACATCGTGAGTTCCAATAGTATAAGGATAAACAGTAATAGGGGAAACTAGGTCATCAACTGATTTAAGTTGAGGCATAATCATCGTGCTATTTTTTGTATCATTATCTAGCATAGAGATAAATAGATCTTGTGGATTATTTGTAGCAATCCTAAAAGATAGATCCCAACGCTGACTGTCAGTAGCTCTTCTAAAAATTTTTTGAGATGCTGTTTCAGAACTTAAAACAATTCTCTTTGATTCAATAGTGAAAGGGGCTAAAATAGGTTGCCCCTCGAAATAGTAAGTAGCCATTTCAGCCCCCTTCTCTGTTTTTCTTCTTCTTAAAGGTCAGGTATTGTAATTAGATGTTTTCTTTAATAAATACTCTAACCAGATCTGCTACAATATCTGATCTAACGATATCATCTACTGAGAATTCAATAATAGGTAGCTGGATACCTGCTTTACGCACTACAGTACAAAACTTTAGTAAGTCTTTACCATCTTTGACATCAGATTGTGCAGGGTCGCCCATTAATACTAACTTAGAGTTTTCTCCAAGTCTTGTTGTAATTGCCTTTAATTCATCGATAGACAAGTTTTGAGCCTCATCAACAAGTACAAGCGCATTCTCGTAAGAACGCCCTCGAATAGTTTCAATGGGCTGAATTTCAATTTCACCTTTATTCATCATGTATTGGTATTTTTCTTTACCAAACGCTTTTTCTAGTACTTCTAACATAGGCAAGAGCCAAGGAGTCATCTTCTCTTGAATGCTACCGGGGAAATGACCTAGTGTTTTACCCGTAGGAACATTTGCACGAGTAATAACAATTTTTCTGTATTTACCTTGCATATGTAACTGGGCAATAGTTCCTGTACTACAATATGTCTTGCCCGTACCAGCGCAGCCAATAGTAACAGTAATAGGGTTCATCTTAATTGCTTTAATTAAAGCATCCTGCTTTTCATTTTTAGGGATAACATGAAAGCCAATACGATGAACATTTGTTTTAGGAGCGTAGCGAGATTTTCTTTTGGACATTTATTATCCTTTTTATTAAATGTAATTAAGATACGGTAATTAGTGCAGCGGCTGTACACCCAGTAATACTTGAAGCAGACGATGTAAAACTAGTGCTACTGCTTTCTGTTATTGCACCTGCATAAGAATGATAACCTGTATCATCAAGAAAATAGTTATTAGTGACATTAGTGATATTAGAATTACTTCCGCCATAACCAACAGCTCCAATAATTGCAATAGCAGGTAGTTGACTACTTTGTAAAGAAAAAGAAGTATTAACTGGACTATTATTTACATAAGAGTCTTGCAATGTTACTGTTGAAGCATTTGCGGAATAAACTGCAAGGCTGTCTACTTGAGAGGGCATAGCCCCTCTTACCGTAATAGAAGTCCCCTCTGTGCCAGTTGCAATTTTATAACCAATTCTGACAGAAGATGCAAACGGAGAACTCCACACATGAGAAGCATATGCTATTTGAATAAACCCATTTAGTAAATTTGATTCACCATAATAATTATACGCCCATGTTTCACCTATAAATAATAATAAATCACCTGCTTGTGGCGCAGCCGCTAATACAAAAGTACCAGTTGATGAACTTGCCTGCTCGACAAACGCTAAAACTATAGGTACTAGTTCAAAATTATTATCCGCAAATCTTAAAAGAGGAGGAGCGGGTATAGCGTCTACTTTTAAATTATCAAGTTTTAAAACAGAGCTTGATAAAAACGTTGTATTATCTAGGCTGTTTAGCTCTGAAATAGTCTGGGAAAGAGAAACAGTTACGTTATCAGCTTCGTAGCCTGTAATACCATTGGTACCATTAAGAATTACTTTAGACATTTAAATTCTCCAATTTCATTCTGTTACTGGGTCCCACATAATCATTCCTTTGAATGATTCTGTAGTATACATTCTCCAAACTATATTGTAATCTTCATTCTCTATAGCAAGATCCATAAATATTTTTGCATAAGCTTCAACTTCTTCTTTGCTTTCACAATTAAACATTCTGCCTGTTAAAGCGTTATTCACAAAAAAAGTTTCGGTATTGTCAGCTTCAGAAAGATCATATATTTTAGTAGGTTGAAATGTATTTCCGTTTCTATTCTTTTTCACCCAAATATTAATGAATTTCATCTTATCCGAGTATCGGTTGGCAATAATCTGATTAGAGACCTCTCTGGCTTCTAAATAAGTATTGTATTCATCACCTAAATTTCCTGTCTGGGTGTTTCTAACAGTATAAACATTATGCCATTCAGGGTTTAAACCTAATCTTGCCATTAAGACGCCCCCCAAATTGTACCATTGTTTGTTAAAGTATAAGCGTTTGTTGAGTTAATAGCAGCACCACCAAAGCCCCCGGCTCCATAACCAGCCGAGCCATTTGCTCCAAAACCGCCCCCTCCGCCGCCGCCTCCATTAGTCTCTGCTGTTCTGCTAGGCGCAGAGGCACTTCCATTTGCACCACCTGCACGGCCTATGTAGCCTCCTGCACCTTCAGCACCACCTGTAGCATTAGTAGGTCTACGCCCGCCGCCGCCTCCGCCGCCACCATAATAGCTACCTCCGCCATAGTCATAAAGTCCACCACCGCCGCCACCAGCACCGCCGCCTCCGCCTCGGAAAGAGCCAATACCGTCGCTACCAGCGTTACCGGGGGAACCCCCTGAGCCACCCGTACCGTTCCAGCCGCTACCACCAAGACCGCCTCCGGCACCGCCACCTCCACCAGCGGCAGAAGAACCGCCGCCTCCGCCTCCGCCACAAATAAATGCATCAGCGTTATTTATAACAAATAGTTTATTTGCAGCCAAGGCGCTTCTAATACCATTGCTTCCATTTTGACCGCCTGTTGAGGTGGCGGTGGCGCCATCACCACCTCCCCCAAGTATATAGCCGCTATTCACAATTGTAACTAAATTTAAAGAACTTGTAATATCAATGGCTGGTTTGTTATAAGAAGACGCATAAACGTATATACCCGGATTAATAGTAACTTTAATTGGAATCGGATTTGATGCACTCCACCCAGCATTGACTGCAGCAACTGACACAGAATAATTTAAAGTGTTAGAAGAAATAATTAAATCTAATAAGGGGTCTAATAGAGTAGAGTCACCTGTAACATATCGCAACTCTGGCGGATTTAACTGTGCGTCTACATGTAAACCCCTTTCAATTTTTAATATAGAAGGTGATGGGAATACTGTCGAGTTATTAGAGTTCAATGTTGCTAAGCTTTTTGTAGTAAATAAAGTTGTACCATCACTGTCATAACCAGAAATACCATTGGTTCCATTTAATGTTACTTTAGACATAAAATTACTCCGCTAAAGATTGTGATAAGGCTTTTAACCTAGCAGCTTCAAGAACAGGATTATAATCAGGGTTTATCTCTTCGATTGATAAACCTAATGGTGCTACTGATTTAAGATCATCAGGAGTATTAGCAGATTCAATGGCAGGGTCTGAAGGTGCATCTCTTAACGCTCGTTTACTAGCAATAATATCCGTTGTATCGGCACCTGTTTCTAACGCTTTCATAAATTCTGCGTCTAACGCTTCTAACTTATCCTTTCTAGCAAACCTAATTTTGTTTCGCCATATGGTTTTTGCTTTTTCCATATCAACAGTAATTACACCGCTCTCTGGGTTGCCTCCAAATGTCCAAGCTTCACGAAACAATCTTTCGTCTGGTACTTGGTATTCATCAGCGTCTGCGGTGATAACACCAATTTTAATAAAAGTTTTCATGCAGCTAGTCTCCATGCATTTCTGAATAACCTATCTGAAGGTACTTGATCTTTAGTAACAACCTTAAACATAGGTCTATTATAGCGCACCCCCCACACTCGGCGGGGGATGTCTTTCATAATTAAATAATCAATAGCTTCCTCTTCTGTAAGAGGGCCAATACGTGGTGCAGTAAACTGTTGCATCCACATATCGTGGTCGTGCTTGAACCCTTCGTGACGGCCCTCGTCGATTGCTTTCTGTTCCTCGTCCTGCAGTGCCCAGTAGACGCTGATTGGTGGTAGATTGCCAGCCATAGCGTCAGCCATCCAGTTAGGTGAAGGCACAAGGATCATAGCAGGTGCATCTGGATCAGTAGGATCTTCAAATATGATGCGGTACTCTGTCATCTGTCCACCTGCAAGTCTACAATGTCGCAGTCAGTGTTGTTGTTCTGTGTATCATTCCATGCTCGAGTCGTCCGTACCATAATAGCACTAGAGGTGTAGGTTCCACCCAGAGGAAAGGATACGAAGTCGCCGTAGCCGCTGCTAGCTTCCCTACAGACCCCTGTAAGACTAGAGTTCGCATCTACTAACGAGGATGCGAAATTCATAGTGTATAGCCCTGTCCCGTTATCGGTAATAGACGACACGTTACCACTCGCACGGACAGAAACAGTCCCGCTACCGTTGAAGTTTACCCACGCCCTGCAGGCAAAAACAGGGGCAGAGCCGGATGCGTTAAAAAGAGATAGCGCCCCTGCATTCGTTAACAAAGCACCATCAGCATCAGGGAGTGTTACTGTTCTGTTTGAGTTAGTAGCAGGAGTTACAAGAGTGATTGTACCTGTACCTGATGTATTTCCTTGTACTTTAATTTTTGCCATTTATATTACCGTCCATGTTTCACCGTCACCTACTGTTACAGTGACTCCAGAGTTAATTGTAATAGGTCCAAAAGTACCTGCGTTCTTTCCATTAGTAATGGTGTAATTCGTGGTTATTACCTGATCGTTTTCCCAGAATACTTTATCATTACCACCGCCAACAGCACCACCACCGGCAGTAGCACCTGCTTCGATACCATCTAGTTTAGTGCCATCAGCAGCAACGTCACGACCGTCTACAGTACCCGTAAGGGCAATATTGCCAGCTACGTCAAGTCTTTGCGTGGGCGAAGTTGTACCAATACCGACGTTACCTGATACGTCGATACGCATACGTTCTGAATTATTGACCCTGAATCGCATATGGTTATCGCTGTGGTCATACATAATGTCGCCAATCTGTGCGCCACCTGCATCACCAAACATAAGGAACCCACGGCTGGTTGCGTCACCTTTTATGCGGATGCTAATGTCACCAGAAGTAGAAGTACCACCAACAGTAAGCTGTCCATCAGGGCTGCTGTTGCCAATACCCACCGATCCTGTCGATGTGATACGCATACGTTCTGTGGTCCCGTCGGTGTTAAACGCCAGAGCATGACCATTAGCTGCCTGCAATGATGTAACATTCGCTGTAGCGTCAGAGTTAAACCCAGCGGTTTTGACCCCATTTTCCAGAAACTCAATAAAAGCGTTATTTCCCGCAGATGAATTTATGGATAATCCCCCAAATGAAGATGTGACATCAATATATGCAACATTTCCAGAACCTGCTGCACCACCTGCACGAGCCACAGTCAGCCCATCGCTGGTGATAGTCCCAGTGACGTCTACACCTGTGCTGGTGGTGGAGAGTTTGGCTGTGTTGTCGTAACGCAAGCTAACAGCACCATTGGCGTCTGCTGCAATATATTCTTCGCCAGCGTTGCTTTGCACACGGAAGTCATCCGCACGGATAATAAGGTTGCCCGTGCCACCTTCCGTAATGTGGCTGTTACTGCCGCTATGATATATCTGCAAGTCAGACCCAGCGCCGAAGACGGCTTTGTCGTTGTCACCGAAGGACAAGTCCCCAGTCATGGTATCACCAGCCTTAGAAACCTTAGTGGCAATATTATTCGTTACAGTAGTGGCAAAGTTAGGGTCATCACCTAAAGCTGCAGCAAGCTCGTTGAGAGTATCAAGAGTGCTTGGGGCAGAAGCAACAAGGTTAGCTACAGCGGTGTCAGCGTAGCCTGTATAGTAGCTGCCATGTTGACCGTCAAGTAGATCTGCGTCTAGGCCAGAGCCTGTACCATCTACCGTCTTAATGGCTGTAAGAATTTCCGTAGCAGTCTGGTCTGCGGTTGCCCCAGCCTCAATCCCAGCAAGTTTAGTGTTCAGCGCCGAGGTAAAGTTGATTTCCGTCAGACCACCATTGCCGACGGCATAGGTCGTGTTGGTGTCGGGTGGAGTAGCCCAAGTAAAGGTACCATCACCATCAGACCGCAAGTACTGTGCGGTAGTCCCATTACCAACAACATTAAGCTCGTTAGCACCTACTACGTTGGCAGCAATCTGAGCGTTAATAGCAGTAGTACCAGAACCAGTCAAATCACCAGAAAGAGTGATAGTTTGGTTACTCGTCAGATAAGACCCAGAGGGCTGAATACCAGCTTCAGCAAGAGTGTTATTGATCCACTTAGTACCATCCCACTTAAGAAGCTCCCCTGAAGCAATAGAGGTAATTGCTACATCATGTAATTCACTAAGATGAAAACCATTACTAGGCCGAATAAATAAGATACCATTAGTAGCATGAGCATTAATAACCATAGCTACAGGGATAGTCAAATTAGGGGCAGTAGGAGCTACGTTAGTCAAGACACCAGCAACAGAGGGTGATGCATAAAGAATAGAACCATTAGTCCAAGTTTGACCTACAGTGGATCCTGTAGTATTGATCCCCTTAATCTCACCAAAAGATACAGCTTTACCAACGTCACCAATAGCAAAGTCTTTCTCTGCTACACCAATAAGATAAAGCTCATCGATTGTGTTGTTGGCGATAAATTTATTGACAGTAATAACTCCAGAGTTACCAACAGCACCTGTAGCATAAAGAGGCGTGCCTTTTGTAATTGCTACATCAGCCTTGATAGGCAAAGTTTGATAGTCTGTTGACCCAATCTCTATAACATTGTTATTACCGTCTTTGGAATAGAGTTTTTTATCAGCTAAGTTAAGAGCAACTTCACCAACATCGATATCTGAAGTAGTAGGCTGATTACCAGCTACACTTGATTTCTTTAAAATAATTTTCGTTGCCATGGGGCGAATTCTCCTATGTGTTTAAGGATGGAGGCGACTATGGAGCCGCCCCCTTCTTTAAGGTCAGCTATTAAACTTAGTAAGAACCACCATCAAGTACAACGTTTTGTACAGGGTAGCTACCAAAGTCCCAAGCGTCAGTTGACTCATCCCAGATGAAAGCAACATTAGCAGCAGTACCACGTTCTACTTCAAAACCAGCATTTTGTGAAGGAGTGCCTGTTTCATCAGCATTGAGAACGATGATGTTGTCACCAATATTAACAGTGTTTGAGTTAACTGTAGTAGTCGTGCCATTAACGGTAAGGTTGCCAGTGATAACTGTGTCACCACCAACGTTAAGGTTGCCAGCTACACCTACACCACCAGTTACTTTTAAAGCGCCAGTAGTAGTGCTTGTTGAAGCAGTAGCGTTAGTAATTGAAATAGCAGTACCAGTAGTAGCACCACGACCAGTAACAGTAGCAAGGGTGTCTGACTCAGAGGCACTAACAACAATAGTATTAGCGGTATCATTATAGGTAACACTGACAATACCAGAGCCTGAAATAATGCTACCGACAGCATCTTGAGCAGCCTCAGTGAAGTCTGTAATATTACTTGCTGTATGAGTATGCCCAACAGCAGAAATACCTGCCTCAGCAAGAGTATTGTTAACCCAAGCAGAGCCATTCCACTTCAGGATCTCACCAGCAGAGTTACTTGTAATAGTAGTGTTGCTAAGTGAGTCTAGCGTGTGGTTATGGGAGGTAGAAGACTTACCGTCAAGCTGAGTTTGAATAGCTGAAGTGACACCATCAACGTAGTTTAGTTCAGTAGTAGTAGCGGTAATACCATCAAGTACGTTTAATTCAGCGGCAGTTGCTGTGATACCAAACTCACCAAGAGTAGTAAAGCCAGCATTTACCCAAGAAGAACCGTTGTATGCTTTTAAGTAGTTTGACGTTGTATCATACCAAAGATCACCCTCTGCAGGGGTGCCTGGGGCAACAGAATCAACGTAAGCACCTTGTAGTGTTACAATAGCACCTGAGTTGTTCTTAGTATAAATTTTACGATCAGCAAGGTTAATAGCGAGTTCTGCTGCGTCTAGATCAGCAACTAGAGGAACTGCACCCGCTGTAGAAGATTTCTTTAAAATAATTTTAGTAGCCATTAGAATGAGCCTCCATTAATAATTTGGTCGTTAAGAGTAGTTGTTGCGGTATACTTAGCAGTAGAGCCGTTATACACAAGTACTGCCCCATTAACTTTGTTTGTGTTATCAACGTCAGTCATGCTAGTAGTCGTAAGCGTATGAGGTTTCCAAACTTGAGTAGCAAGATCATAACGAAGAACGTCGTTATTCTTGATGCCACTATAGTTTACGTCATTAAGCTCGCTTACCTTAAGCTTTCTAGATTCCCAGCGATTATACACAGAATTGTAGCCAATAACATAACCTGTTGCTGCAACACTAACGTTAACATCAGAAAGATCGTTAATTGCATGGGTATGTCCTACGTCAGATTTTGTAGCCAACCCTGCAACAAGCTGTGCATCGGTAGCATATTCAAGATCTAAGTTAGTATTTACCCAGTAACCTAGAGCAGCGTCATATTTTAGAACATGCCCATTAGCAACGTTGGTGATCTTTACATCATGAAGTTCATTTAATTCGTAACCATTATCAATGTTTACAAATACAGAACCAATTGTTGTGTCTACTGTTGAAATCCAACCAACATGAACCAAATGATAAGGAGTAGTATTTTGCGTTGTTGTAAATCTACCAGAAACAATGTCTAAATAGATTCTCTGACCTGCTGTATAGCCTGAAGTATCTAAACCTCTAACAAGGCCAAAAGTAGTTACATAGCCGTAGGAGTCTGCAAGAATTGTCTCAGTGGCAATACCAAAAGTCTTTGACGATGTTGCCTCAGAAGACGCATTAGCTAGTTTAACCGAAGTCAAACCATTATGAGCGCCATCTACATAAACTACTTGCCCATTGTTGATAGTTGCTCCGGTATTATTCCATACACGAACAACTTGCTCTTGACCAACCTGAAGTACTACATTATCACCTTTTAGATGGAGATCAAGGGTACCATCAGTTGTATTCCACTCCATAAGGCCTTCGTTACTGATACCGTCAAGAAAATGAACGCCTGTTGCTCTTACTTTACCTGTTGAGTCTCTTTCTACAATTGTATTAGGAGTATCGTTTATATCGGTTTGAACAACAAAGTTGACTTTGTTTGTATTGGTATCGTAAGTAATATCAACAAAAGTTTTGTTACCGTTAACAACATCAGAGACCAGAATTTGTCTGATGGAGTCTTCAAAGATTGTAACAACGTCCCCAAGGTTAACATCGTAACTTGTTCCAGCTACAGTAGAGATAGTAAAAACTAGCTCACCTTGACTGTTAATAAAAACATTAGAAACACTGTCACCCTTAGAACCTTGCCCGCCAGTTCTGGCTAATGATACTTCATATTTAGGATTTGTTACATCAACGACAATTCTATCATTATTTGTTGTAATTGTGTAGCTCATTTTTATACCTCCTCAGAAGGAGAGTATACCACTTCTACTAAGCCTCTAAATGGCTTCCAAATTTGTTTATATTGGTTAATACCACTATCTTGAACCTCAACTCCAATCCAGCCATAGGTAGGAGAGTTAGGTGTAGGCTGCGTGGTCCAGCTGTTAATTAATGTTTCAGGGATTACAATATCAAATTTATTATCGGATGTGTCATCATCAATGGTTGTCAAAGTTGTTACAACACCCCCAGATTTAACTGAGAGTGGGTAGCCTTCTTCATCCTTACTGCCTGTCATATCTGCTTCGACAATCTTTGCGGTAATAGTATAAGAAGCAAGGCTAGTTACCCAATTAAGAGTAATCCCCATACGTAGTTGTTCCCCTTCGACAACAGAGATAAGCACTGCACCATTATCTTTAATTAAATCTTTAGATGCAGAATTGATTCTAGATCTTGCCATAATTACCTCCTTGCCGATCCTCAGATGGGCTTATTTTGGTTTTACAAATACTGCTAGGTGTCCTTTTGTTTTATATACATTTGCTCTGCCACCAACCTGCTGATCTAATAGTAAGATGAGCATTTCTACCATCAGGTAAAATAAGGAAGGCTGGAACAAGACAGATACAAAGAAATCCACCTTTCAGCATTAGAGATTGGATGTGTTGCAATACACTATCCACTAATTCGGGTTCGATATGCTCAAGCACATCAACGCTAACAATATAGTTAGCAGGATTAGGTAAACTACATTATCCCCAATAACGAGTTATTAACGCTTAGTCTTTTCTGAATTGTAGGAAGGCCAGTTTCCTAGCCTTCACTATATTATTTCTTGTTCTTACGATTTGCTTTGACGTAATTCTTTGCAGTTCTAAGAGCAGTCGCTCTTAAAGCACCACGCCGGGACATAATATCAGCTTGCTTTTTAACTTGCATACCCATACCATTGCCCCGTGGACGTTTTGATGGGCCAGTTGATTGAGGCTTATTGCCTGCTGGGCCAATGTTAGCTGGACGTTTTGATGGGCCTGTCTTTGATGGAGCACCTGCTCTACCAATTACTTTTGCTCTACCGCTTGAGCCTTTTCCTGCACCAGTAGATTGAAGACCAGCACGTTGTAGATTCTTATTAACTGTTTGCTTCGCTTTAAGAGCGGCATTAGAAGCTGCGGAGGATCCCTTACGCTTTAGGCGATTAGCAGAAAGACCTGCTCTAGCTCTTAGTGAAGAAGCAGTATTAGCAGCAGTACGCTTCATACGAAGAAGATTAGTTTCACCGCCAGCAGCTTTAGCAGCAAGTGAACGAGCACGAGCGGAGGCTTCTTGAGCTTTCTTAAGCGCAACTTTCTGGGCAGAGGTCATTGCCTTGCCTACACGAGCTTTAGCATAAGCTTTTGCATAAGAAAATTTAGATTTCATAGAACCTGTATTTGATCTATTCTCAGGCATTTTGTTATTCCTTTTAAGTTTATGTTACAGTTAAAAACCAAACCCTCTTGCCGTGAGTTTAGTACCTGCTCTAATGGGGTAAAGATACTCTATTGCATAGCGGAGAGCATCTGACCAGTGTTCTACACCTTCCTTTTTGTCAATTGTGGCAGAGTCAGGATTTGTCTCAGTCCATTGAGTTCTTTCAATAGACTTGACTGTGTTTACAGCACGAGGATGAATGTACATATCTATATCGCCACTAGCATTTTTAAACTTCCTATTCACAGCCGCAACTGAGTCAATAATAGGAGGAGCCTTGTTATGTGCTCTTGTTATAATACCCTTAGATTCAAGAATCTTAAAGTCTGTAACACCTACTGCGGCAGAGGTTTTTCTTGCTCTACCAGCAGGGTCAGGATAAGAAATGATACGATGACCGTTAAACTTTTCTTTAAGTTTGTTGGCAAGGGTCTCCGTATCTGGGTGTCCCTGCATCTCATCCAAGATATGTACTTGATTTCCTCTAATAGCAAAGATAACAGAAGCCATAATTCCGACGTTGAAGTCGATAGCCACATGAACATCTTCACCATGCTCAAAATAAGGAAGGTTGCTGTCAATATGCTCTTTACGGTTAAATGTATAGAACACATTGTTGCCTGAGTCTTCAAAGCTTGCAGTATATTCTCTTGCAAATTTCAGAGGGTCAAGCGTCCTCTTAACTCTTTCGATTTCTTCTTCATCAAGGAAGGGAGAATCTTTGTATGTATAGTGATAAGACTTCCAATCAGGATCATACTCTTGTCTGTTATACATTTCATGGAAGTAGTCATAACCGCTAGGAGTACTAATAATAAGTGCTCTACCAGCATTAGCATTATACTTACTTGCATTCTGTCTAGACCAACGAGTAGTTACACAGGGTTGAATAATAGACTCCCAAGACTCTTTTAAGTTCATCCCTGCACCATGCCATGATGTAACCTCGTCAGCAACAACAAAGTATTGACCTGTACCACGCATCCGCTGGGAGGCCTCATAAGACCATAGTTTAAGCTGTACGTTATTAGGAAACCAAAATGTTCCTGCTGCTTTAGAGGCCTTATCAGCATAATCTTCCATGCCCATCTGCCAAGCAATAAGTGGATAGTAAATATCTACAGCCTGTGAGTAAGTAGGCGCAATCAAAGCTACGTTCTTGTTAGGAACATCTTCGGGCAGCTCCATTAACTCCTGAACAGCAATTAGTGCAGCAGAGGCAGCTAAGTATGATTTACCGAAGCCACGAGAAGCTGTAACAACACTATAACGACATACTTTATCTACGAATAGGTCTTTGATGACTTCCGACTGTTTTGCGTGTAATACAATTTCTGACATAATATCTCTTTATTAATTACCTGATCTACTCTTCATCATCGCTTCTACACTATCACGAATTGACTTTATATTTTCGTCAATACGACCAAGAGTAACAGCTTGTGACTGAACAATCATTTCAAGATTTGCGATACGAGCATCATTCCTAAGAATTTCCTTAGTATTAGATGTAACAGCACTATCAAGGCTTGATACATACCATACAAGAGCTACCGTTTGCATGACAATAGCAAAGATGAGTGTAAGGGGGACAGATTTAGACAGGTGCCAGCTTTCTTCGTTTATAGGCATGGGAGTTTATCCTTCTTCTTTATTGGTGGAGTCAAATGTAAGCTTAATAGCAATAGGCTTTTTATCAGGATCAGCAATTTCTACTTTATCTGGGATTTTCTTATAACCATAAGCCATGAGGTTGTTAATCAATTGACCTTGAGTAGCAATCATTTGTGCATGAGCACCTGAACCAATCTTTACTTCACCACTATCAAGAAGCTTTTGAATGCCTTTATATTGTCTTACCATCATTTCAATAGGATCAAAGTCTAGCTCTTCTAGACGTCTTACTGATGCCATAGAGTTAATGTTAATTGAACCCTTCGGACGACCAGCACCTTCACGCTTCCCTCCCCTTAGCTTAGGCTCACGAGGTGGTTTAGGCGGTAATCTGGGACGCCCACGGGATCTCTTTTGGGGAGTTTCATCCATCGTGTGTTCCTTTATGTTGTCTATCAATTGTTTTAAAAAATCTTACTTTTCATCAAACTACATCAACCAAGGGTTATCTTAAAGAAAAATAACAATTTTTAGTCATAATAATTTATTATAGCAAGGATACTCTCCATAATATTTTGCTATATGATTTTCCACTATCTTAGTGTATATCAAAAACATTTATAAATGCTTACACTAAGATACCCTGAGAAGATATCCTAAAGACCCCCGTAAGAGAGTCTCTAGAAAAAGAGAATCTAAGCAGTGACATCATCGGGGGTCATGAGGAGTATTGCTTTCAGATGTCGGTAGCAAGTCCTTTTAGGATATCTTCTCAGGGCAGAGCCTAGCAAAGTTATTCTTAAAGGTCAGGTAATTTTTCTAACCAAAAATAACTAGAAAGTGTTAAGTTTAGACTGAACACAAATAATAGCTTTATTATCCATAGTACCTTCTTCAGTAGTCTTTTTCTTGATCATCTCCTGAACAATATAGCAATCGTCTTTTGTACGGAATGTCTGAACAGTACCAGACAAAGGTTCTCCTGTACTTGGACTGATCATAATAGCAACTAGTACCCAAAAGTAATTCATACTCTCACCTCCTTTCTATGAGAAAAAAAAAAATAACCCCCTCTCGATACCCCCACCTACCTATCCAATTAAGGATAAGTAAGCAGAGATACCGAGAGGGGGTAAAATTAAAGTTTCATTTGTTCCATAAGTTCATCTAAGATCTTCTGAGGATACTTGCTCATAATCCCTGCATACAGCAAGAACTTAAGACCAATTTCTCCAACTATTTGGCTGGTCTTAGAGTTCATATCAAAGACATAAGTAGCAGAACCATCTTCATGTTCTTTTACTTCTACTACTTCAATTGAAATATCTTTAGAGTCTGCCTTGTCGTTCATAGCATCAATATCTTCTTGAGTGATCATTTATTTATGTCCTTTTGAAGTTTTCAGGTTGTTCTTTTTTCTTAAACCACTCAGAAAGAAACATGGGATTAAACGAATTACGACCTTCTCGCTGAATATACAGCATCATATCCCCTTCAGGATACAACTCCAGTAACTGAGTTACAACTTTGTCAATAATCCGCCCATCCCCTACTTCTTCTAAGTTATGGCTAAGAACTCTAGCACGATTAACATAGCGATACTCACTATTATTACTCTGTTTACGGACAGTATCTAATTCGATAATTAACCGCCCCCTTGCTTGTTTATTATGAGTCATTTCACTAGTCTTCCATCATCATAAAGTTCTACCGTATGACCAAGAGCCTCTAGTGCTGTTTTAAACCCAGAGGCAAAATTATCAAAAGACTCATAAACTCCCTTGATTTCTTTATCTCCTTCACGAAGAACACCACCGAACTGATCATTATAAGAACCAGACCAGATAGGAAGAAAATCATCAAAGATTTTCTCGTAAAGAGTTAAAGAGCCATGTTCTCCACTACCACAGCAATCACAATGCCAAGGAATAGCCTTATAAAGAACTTTAAATTGAGACATCAGTTATACTCCTTGATTCCATACTTCTCTAGGTCATGTAGCATTAGCATAAGTGACTTCTTCACGTCTTCTATACTATTACCAGTTACGTCTACAGGGTTCTCTGTCCAACCGCCACCATCATCCATCTCGTAGTATTCATGGATAGCATAGTAACCTTCTTCACCAAGAACAGGTTCATCATACTTGTGATACATTAGTTGATAGTGCCAGTGACTCATTTTATGATCCAATCCCAATCTTCTTTTGTCCACTCTTGGTCTTCAAGTAGTTCAACTTTATCACCATGTAGCTCTTGTAGTTTTGCCCAGATATGAGCAATGTTCATTTTAAGCTCATAACTATCAACATAACACTTATAGCAATTTCCAGTGCTACCCTTAAAATACCAATAGTCACCATCAAACTCATGTCGAGTAATGCCACTATTTAACCGCCAAGAGTCTCCGGTAGTGTACCCGCCAGACCAGCCAGCAAGAACACGATAGTGTGGGTCGTCACCTTTAATTTTAATAATTACCCAATTGTAGGGCGTATACATTTAAGAACCTCCGTAATAGTCAATTACACGATTCAACGCATGAATGTCAAAGATCAGACATTTCCAGTCTTCTTCTTCATGTGGTTTTAATTTACGAGTATTTTGGATTCTTTGTAGCTTATCCCGTGCCTCAATACAAGTATCACGAGAACTAATTAGTGTAGCCAAGACCAGCTCATTCATAATCTCTACCGCAGCATTAGTTTGTAGTACATCCATAAGTGTTTCTTGTACGTTCATAGCAATCCATCCTCCTCATCAAATTTAGCAAGGGCTAGTAGAAACTTCTCTTGGAGTAGCTTCTGTTCGATACGTCTAGTAATCTCGTACCAACTCACATGCCCAGCTTGTTTGTCTCCTACTAGTAACCAGATACCAATATCATCTGTCTCTAGCTTAATATCTTCCAAAGTCAATTCCGCCTTTTCCGTAACTGATTCACACAAAAGTCGCATATCATCAGGGCGTGCTTCTTGTAGCTTGCGAAGAGAATGTTTTATTAGATCATCACTTTCCATCACGCTTCCCCCCGTATCTTGTCATCAACCAATCGTTGAAATCTCTAGAGGACATGTAGTCTTGAAGTACTCGTTCAATAGCCCAGAGCAGGTCTTCATCAGGGTCAATGTATTCACCTACGGTATTATCGATCTTGTCTGGCTTAGCGCACATCTCGTAATATCCCATCAGAGATACGACAACAATCTCTTCCTCGTAGTCGTCCTGTAGGTTCTTCAGCATGTTAGAGAAGCGAGAGGTGATGATACCTGCTGCGTCTCGAGTTTGTTTGTAGTCACTCATCTTTACTCTCCAATCCCTTTTTGTAGCCTGCTACATAGGCCCAACTTAGCCACCGTTCAATGGATGAATGATACTCACTCACCAACTTATCGAAGTGAATTACTGGCCTTTCCTCGTTCCGTGTCTGATAGAACCAGTCCTCGAAATGTTCTTTACCTTGCATATCATACATCTCCTGTTTGATTTGCTTTGTTATCCTCAACCATCTTGTGGATCATATCACCAAGCAGGGTGATCATCATGTCAGTCATTCCTTCTCTCCTTCTGTCCTTTCCGCTACCCAACCATTGAACTCATCACAAATCCTCCCAGTGGCATGTCGATACATCGTTAATTGTGTCAATGCGGAGGACGCCAATTCGGTTGTCGAGTGCGTATTCGTCAACCGTTTCTCTGCTATTGTGGGCATCTCCCGGTCCACACGGGTAAAGATTGAACCACTTGCTCACCACGGCTGAAGCAGGCTTGCCACGGTAGATACATGAAGTAATCCACTTTGGTAGAGGCACGTCTACCCATACCTCTTCGAAAGACCATAGTTGATGCCCGTGAGGCCAATCCTTAAGGGTTTGAAATTCCTCTGACGATAGGAGCTTTACCGGACTACGGTTTTGTGTTGGGTCAAATGTCATTAGTTCATTCCTTTACCACGCCCACGCATTGTTTTATCTTCTTCTAGCCATATAAGGCGATCGATATCAGATCGGCTAATACCAATATCTTTTAGCTCATTATCTGTAAGGCTATTAAGTTGCTTAATAGCTTCACGATGTGCTCGCCAAGTCTTCAAGTAATTCCAATAACGAGTAACCCAATTCATGTTAATCTTTCCTATAGCTGACCTATTTCAAATTTTAAGCAGCCCCCACTTTTACATGGGGGAGCTTGTTTAACCAGCAGAACGTGTAATAAAGTTCACACGGACTTTCTTCGGATTAAAATACTTTTGTATCATTTCCTGAGCAATTCCAATATCTACCGGTTTGCATGAGAAAATATCAAAGTAGCCATCACCATTAGAATCTACAAGATGACCTGAAATATTTGATGTCTCGATCATTTGTATAAAACTAATACCTGCTTTATCTGGGGCATGAGTAGCAAAGTGCTCAATCATAGGCTCTCCAAACGAAATCATGTCAATTGCAGGAACAAGTTCCTTAATAAAATTATATACGTTTTCTTTACTCGTAATTTTCTCAATGTCACAATTTGCACAATCGAACATTGCATGATAACCCCAATACGCCATTTATTACTCCTAATATTAAAATATGATTGGTGGTCCCTACAGGACTCGAACCTGTAACCTACTGCTTAGAAGGCAGTTGCTCTATCCAATTGAGCTAAGGAACCATTAAGCAGTTTATTGTCGTGCTAAGGACTTTATCTTATACAGCAGAGACTTCTATAATTTGAATTTCCCCGTACATATCGAGAAGACGATCAATTACATCTTCCCAAGTTTTGTCTTTCTTTGGGTCTCGGCTTTTCCAAATAAAGTCATCTCGTTCATCCATACACACAACCTCGAAGTTAGAATCATCTGCAAGAATCCCAAAGTATTCTACATCACGATAGTTTGACATTATACTACATACCCTTCAATTTGTTTGCCATTTTTAACGATATAACCTGAATAGTAATTATTGTAGTCATCCCAGAGTAATTTGCTTTCCACACCAGAATGCCTTACTACAAGAATATCTGAAAAACCTTCTGTCTGAGATTTCTCCATACCAACATATTCTACATCAATAAACCCTAAGTTTTGATTATAGGAAATAAAGGTCTCAATCTGCATAATTTACATCTTCCATAACAATAATAGGAGTATCGTACGGGTTTGGTCGAGATTTTAATTCTTTAGAACAATCTTTAGATGCAATAATCACATCACATACGGGTTCTTCAATGAATCCAGAAGAAGGGACAGCCTCCCAGCGATACATAGAGAAGCTCCGTTGAGAAATCACTCGGTTGATATTATCCAGTCTAGACTGATTTGTATCCGTAGCAACGATTGTCTTTTCTGGGTCTTTCCAAAGTTCATCAATTAAAGCTTTAGTATAATCATCGATACCGTAAACACCAATACTAGTCACATAAGTAAGTTCTTTATAGAGTAACTCTGCTGATCGTTTCGGACCTAGCTTCTCTTGCTTGTTTTGCCGTTGTTCTTTAAGGTCAGGTACTTTATTAATAGGTTCGGCTCGTGGCCTACCTACTTTTCGTTTAGGTTTTTGTTCAGTCATTTTCTGGTGAATTCTTTAATTTTTGATCTTCATTCATTTCGTCCACGAAGTATGTTCTACCGTCAATACTAATTTTTTCACTCATTATTTTTTCCATTAATTAATTGATCATATCCGCCGATTAAATTAAAAATAACAGGGAGCGTTCGCATACCGATATCCTCTTTAACTAGATCAACGTAAAATTTATATTCAATATCATCCATCTTACTGATGTTTTTATAAATGTACTTTAAGGAATTTCGCTCCATATGGGCTTTTGCTTTATCGCAAAAAGTACAATTATCACGACCGATGATCAGGTACATTTTCTTTCTCCAATACGCCCTCAATATCATCATAAGGGTAAAATTTTGTTATATAACGAAGATTTACCTTCTTAGATTTAATGACCCCATAGCCAGTTGAGATAGTAACCTCTTGAGCGTTCTGAAGATTAAATAGAACGCTTAGATTCATAGAGAGTTCTCGCATTAAATGTTGATCTGATTGCGGGTTTTTACTTGTGTGAATCTCAATAATCATTGTGTGTAGAACACCTTTTTGATGTTGTGGTGATTGATACAATCTTGACAGCCTTCACAAGGCTTAGCCATAGCGTAAGAACCGTCTCTTTTAATACGAATAACAACAAGAGTTGCTTTAGAAAGCTCAGAGACAGTTAAAATCTTTTTTGCTCGGTTAATGGCATCAACTTCAGCATGGAGATAAATAGCCTCCGGATTTTTACAAAATCTAAGCATGATAGGATGAGTTTTATACTGATTCCTACCAATGCTTACGATCTTGTTCTTGTATAATATAGCGGCGGCTAGCCGCACCTTCGATACAGGTTCAGAGTCCTCCGCAACTTCTTTAAGCCTTTGGAGAATTACATTATTCATAGGGCATACTCGTCAATGCAGGCATTGTAACCGTCATCATAACCCTGCTCGTAGCCTTCATCGCTTCCTGTATCATAACCTGAGTTATAACCTTCATCATAGCCTTCTTCAAATACGTTATCACAGTCGCATTCTTCTACTGATTGTTCTGAGCCATCGCTATAACCAAGATCATAAATCTCAGTAAGAAGCCCACGAAGCGTTCGTCCGTAAGGACTAATAGCATTGTCGATATCGATTTTAGCATTCTCTAGATAATAAAAAGCATCATTCAAGTTCATCTTGCCCACTCTCTAATAATTTAATCATTGCAGAAACCATTGCATTACGCATTGTTTCATAATCTTCTACGGTAGCGGCTACCCCGATACCTTCTTCATCAATAGTAATGATAATACCACCCATCGGATACTCTTCTTCAAGAACATCTAAGATGTTATCATGTTTATTGATGTTGATGTTGTAGTCTTCCTCTTCACGTTTTTTTTGAGAAATTTCTAAAAAGTTGATAACCTTATCAGCCATTATGAGACATGCCCTTATTACGGCGCTTGTGTTTGTTCATTGAAGAGGTCTTTAACTTACCTTTACCAATCGAAGTACGTTTTACAATTGGAGTATGAACAGACTTAGATGTATTAACTTTAGCCATTAGCGTTTACCCTTGTAACGTGATAGTGCTTCTTTTGTTGAAGCAGGTGAAATAATTGCAGCAATAAAAATGATAAGTAGCGAAATAATTAGAGGAATCACAATTGGGCTAACAACCCAAAACCAAGACCATGCAATGTAGTTTGTAAGTTTAAGGGTGATAAAAATCAGGGCTAGTGCAGGTAGAAATCCGATTTTCATATTACTTATCCTTGTTCATAGTGTCAATGATATTGATCATTTGTTTAAGTTTTAACATTGTTGAAGCATAAAACTTTTCAGACTCCCATTCGTCGTTCTCATTATAACCATTATAAGAAACAATAAAACCATTAGAGATAAACTCTACATTGAACTCTGACACTTTTTTTAAATACTTCATATTACTCTCCTATGTGATAATAAGCCTTTTATACACTTGCCTAGGTGTTGTTCTTTAATGTCAGGTATTAGATTTCGCAACCACCAGCGGCGCAAGCTAGAGTTTGGGCACCTTCAGTGTTGTCTTCAAGTTCATACTCTGGGAGCTTAGAGAAGTCAACTACAGGCATAGCTGCAACAAGCTTATCAAACTCTAGCACGTTAATATCCTCGTAAGGCGCTTGTTGATAAGTGTGTTCAGAGTAAGGTAGGAAACTGATGCCAGTTACCATATCGAAATGCTTGTAAACCCAATCACCAACTTCAAGCCACTCGTGTTCTTTTACATAAACAGTAACGGATACAGAGTGCTCTGCCCAATACTTCTTAAACACAAGCCAATTTTCTAGCTGTTCAATAGCTGTTTGATTGTTAGCAAGTGTAGCACCTTTTGGAGACTTGATTGGGAAGCTAAAGATAGTTGTTTTAAGTGGGTTCATCGCATCAGGTTCATTAGGAACGCCCTGATCTTTTAGCATTTGTGTTAGTGGGTCATGGTTCGCTTGGCGTACACGACGGATATAATAAGGTGCAAAGCGCCCGTGAATACCTGAAGAGCTGTCAACAAGTTGAGATACCGTGCCGGAAGGCTTGACGGTAGTAATAGCGGCAGCAGAATTAATACCAAGAATTCCAGCATACTCACGATTAATATCCACTGCATGCGCTTTCATATCCTCTAGTAGTTGTGGATCAGGATTACGAAGTAGTTTACAGTCCTGAATACCAGTCAGTGAAACACCAAGAAGTCGTTCTTCCTCACAGTTCTTACGCCATACTGAACGAACATATTTGAAGTCAGTAAGTGTAGCTTGAAGAGTACCAAGAATTGTTGCAATACGAACTTTACGAAGCAGATCTTCTTTAGTATCGTTTTCACGAGCAACAACCTCTGATAAGTTGCAGAGTTGAGCAGAACGAAGAGCAATCTCCGCACAAGGGTTAAGCCCTACTAGCTGTTCGCCATCACGGCGTTCTGGAGCCATTTCCTGAAGACCGTAACGAGACACAATACCTCGCTCACCGGAGCCTGACTTCATGAGAGACATCCACTCTTCCATGAAAACTGCCATGGAGGGCTTCTGTTCATACGCACCGGAGTTATTAGCAAGAGCACGATGTGGGGTATTTACCCACCACTGTCCTGATTTGCAATCACGAATCTCAGGATCACCAAGGTCAGAGAGTGAAAGTAGTGCAGAACGGCGTACACCACCTACAACAACAATTTCTGCGATTTTACATACCATGTCATGAACTTCAATGGGTCGAAGTTTACGACCAGCGGCATTTTTAAATGTTTTGGTTACAAAGTCAAAAAGATCCATAAGTGGTTTCGGACCAGAAGCTCTTCCGCCCATAGTCTTAAGTCGAGCGCCTTCGGGCCTAATCTTGCTATAATCCCATTCATGTTCGTTTCCTAGATAGAGGTCTGCAATAAGTTTACGGAGGGCCTTGGCCCAACCTTCGGCTGAATCTTCTACTTGAATAACACGCTCAGTCTTAGTGAAGGTGTCATTGATAATAGGTAGTTTATTGACGTATTTAGCTTCTGCTGAGAAGCCAACACCTGTACCTGCCATAAGTACATACAGGATTTCATCGAATACACGTTGATGATCTACAGCGGTAAAAGCACAGTTATAGCCACGGAAGTGATTCTTCTCTAGTGCTTCACCTGCCGACCACATTGACCGCATAGAAGGCATAACATCATGGTTGAGAATAGCTTGCTCGATTTCTTTAAAATCAGTGTCAGAAAGTTTATTTCCAACTTGCTTCTTCCAGAAGTTAATAACACGATCTACAGTCTCTTCCCATGATTCACGACGACCTTTGTCATCTAGAAAACGTGAGTAGCGAGACAAGTGGATAAAGCTTCTATAGGCGTCCATTTTATTTCTCCTTATTCTTCTTCTTCAGTTTCTTCTTGTTCTTTAACGTCAGCTAATTCTTCTTCTTTAAATACATCATCTTCGTAGTATGGAATTGAGCCGAAAGTAATTAGTGTCCAATAGTCTTTAAGAAGCTCCTTCTCAGATGCATTAAACTTCTTAAGACCTGTTAAAAACTTATCACATTCATCTTCAGTTTTAATTGTAGGGTACATTACCTTGTTGGCATAATCCCATAGATGTTCGTTTAGTTCATCACTCATTATTGTAATCCTTTTTTGTGGAAATCAGTATTCTTATTTAAACTATTCTCGAAATAGTCAACTAACATTTTAAAATTTTCATCTGGCATATCGTTAGCTTCTTCCATAAAGCCAACTACCCAATCATAAAAACGATCAGGTAGTGCTTCTAACTTTGACTGCTCAATGGGAAGCATTGCTTCGTACTCTTCAATTACTCTTAATAGATTAGCAATAATGGAGTAAAACACTAAATACTCGTGTGCTGCCATATTTATCTCTTTGTTCACAACTCAATTCCTTCTAGATCAAACTCGTCATCGATACTATCAAAACCTTCACCTCGTTTAAGTCTGCCTGTATCAAAGTCATAAGTAAGTGCCCCAGAAGGACCAGTTAGACCTGTATATCGGCACTTAAGAACCTTAGTTAGAATTGTATTTCTCTCGGACTCAATAGCAGAACTTACATTGCGGGAGAACGCAATAATATCCATTGAGATCTGTTTAATTGAGCCAGAACCACGAATATCATCCATAGAAGGCAGTCGGCCCTCTTCAAACGACTTCTTCTTGTTATCTGCTTTACGAAGGTGGGAGATAAGCCCAATCCACACACTATGCTTCTTTACAAGACGAAGAAGATCATTCATAATCTTATCAACGGCTTCGTTACCTGTTAGCCCCTCAGTGCCCTCAGAGGCAAGAATTGTAATGTGGTCAATAAACAAATATTTACAACCGCTTAGACACATATACTCAAGAAAGTCCATAATCGAGCCATCAGAAATACTGCCCTGATGATCTAGAACCATAATACGATCCGTGCCGAAAGTCCCATCAAAACCGATTTTAAGTTCTTCAATAGGGATTTCAGCCTTGGCGGGATTCTTATTAATCTTCATTCCCGACATCTTACGAGCAGTTTCTGCAGGGCTTTCTTCTAGAGAAATGATACCGATTTTATCTTCTGTTGTTTCAACAAGATGTAGTGCAATCTCTCGAAGCAAGGTAGATTTACCAGAACCTGTACCAGAAGTCCACAAAGTAATCTCACCGAAACGCATCCCCTTTAGTTTGTCGTTAAGCCCTGTCATAAAAGAAGGATAAGGTACTGATTCGATTTCATTGTAGGCTTCTAGCTGAGACCATAGTTGGTCTTTTGTAAGAATCCCTGCAGGAGTGTAAGGTTGAGCATTGTAAATAAACTTTAATAGCTGATTAGGATCTCCTTTGGACTTAACCCATACATCGGAGGCATCTTTCTCATTAGCCTTTACAATTTTTACCTTATCATAACCAATGATGCGAGCAGCCTCCTTAGTGGCTACTGCACCCGCTTCATCACCATCAAGCCAGAGGATAACTTCTTCAAAGTTACGAATACGAGCCCGATCTTCGATGAGATCTTTAGTTACACTAGCACCACGAAGAGACTCTACAGGATAAAACGTTTTGTACTTCTTGAACCATGCGGCTTGAATCGCATGAGCATCTTCTTCTCCTTCAGTGATAACAAGGCGCTTACCCCCAGAATTAAGATGAGAGCCATATAAACCTTTTACTTTACCAATAGAGCCTCGCTTGCCGAAGTCCTTGGGTAGAACTCGTGACTTGTATGCTTGAGGTACTTTATTTTCATCGAAGTTGTAGGCATAAAACTTTTCGTTAATCTTGCCAGAACCATCATAACCAACTTTGCAGCCATAATACTTCATAACATCGATTGAGATAAGCCGTTCTGTATCGGCTGCAAAAGGGTACTCGTTATAAATCTCTTCAACAGTTAGCTTATTTCCAGAAGCTTTCTGATTGCTACCGTTTACAGCAGCAAACTCCGCTTCTAAATCATCAATTTCCATTGTGTCCTCGTTTACATGTGGCTTTGGGCATCCGGGGGTAAAACAATGTGACCACCCGTCATTATATACCTGTCTATTGTCCTTACTTCCGCAATAAATACAAGGTTGGTTTTTACTTACTATCTTCCCCATCTTCACTTCCTGAGAATTGGATTACGAGTTTAGAAAGTTCTTGAAAGAACATAAAAATCATTATAGCACTTAGAGGATTCATAAGAGGAAAACCTAACATCATAGATAGTATTTGAGCACCTATCGTGATAAGACTTGAAATGTAAAGAGCAACTGCTAAACTAGGCATAAAGTTTTCCTTTTAATTTTGTTATGAATCGTTTTGTTTTGAGGCTTACCTCCTCTTTTGGAACGAAGCGAATGGCAGCAATTTGTCTATTGTAAAACCGTGGAGTTTTACCGTCAGTCAAGTAAGTAGTCATTACTTCAAGCAACATTTGTGTATATGCTTCGGCGTAATAAAGACCACCTTTAGTTTTGTAAAGATCAATAATTATGAAGTTAAATTTGTCTTTACCGTACTTTGAGATGTCTTTATTTAGTGCTGCTGACGATCCAGTGTATGTTCTCCAACTATGTTCTTTACCATACTGTTTTGATGATTTCTTGCCACGGATAAAAAAGTTCTTTTTACCGATATACCACTGACCAGTTTCTTTATTCTCAATAGCATAGAGAAATCCAAAGTAGTCACTATGGTCTAGTTTTCCTTTAAATTGCCAATGCCCTAACTCGTTAACAGCTAATGGCTTTTTCATATTCTTCCTTACTTAAGCTAAAGTAATCATTAACATGCCGCATAATATGAAGAAGACGGCCATTAGCAAGAAGGTTAGCATATCCTTCATTACCGTATACTTTATAATACTCTTGGCAAACAAGTCTCCTTCTCTCTTCATGCGTTTGAAGCCCTTCAAGCAGCTTATCCGCTTTCTTAGGACCAATTCCCTTAATTCCTGGAATGTTATCAATTCCATCCCCCATAAGTAATTGTTTCCAATAAGAAACATCTGATTGTTCTTCAGAAACGTGATAGTTTCTCCATTTACGAGGATCAAAGTGCAAGCCTTCAATACAGTCAAGATCTTTGTCATGACTAATTACAATGTAATCCTTATTATGCGCCTTACATTGTTCAGCCCACATTCGAATCACATCGTCTGCCTCAATGTTGTCTGTCAGGATTGCATCTGAACGATTAGCAAGCTCTGCTTTAAGGTCAGGCAACCATTCAGGCATTGTTTTACGAGAATTCTCACGACCTACTGACTTCTTGTAACCCCAATAAAAATCATTTCGCCAGTTATCAGAGCCTCCCACCGCAATAGCTAAATAATCACAAAAGTTTTCATTTTTTGCGTTATCAATTAGCTCGTGAAGGTGAGCAACAGCAGCGGTGAGATTATCTTTCTTCCAATAAGCAAAATAAATAAATCCATCACCGTCAACTAATCCAATCATCAAGTACTCCAATTTTTGTTAATACTTCTAGGTCATAAGTTAAATTATCTTGTGGTTCGTCTCCAAATCTTACAAGAATTCCTTGACCAATATTATAGGTATAAATGTCTTTACCCTTGCGGTGTGTAATAAAACGACAGCAAGAACGATCCTCGCAGTCGTGTTTAAATTTAGGTTTCATGTTACACCTTGTTTCCAAGAAGACGAAGCTCAAGTTTAGAAATGTTATGATCCATCAGATCTTTTAAAGTCTTACCTCGTTTATGAGCAATAACGGTAATATACCATAGAACATCAGAACATTCGTCAATAATTTCATCTGTTCGATCCATCTTTTTGCGAACTTCTTTCATTCGTTCTTTCATAACTTCACCAGATTCGCTTGAAAAGCCTGTGAAAAGAGTCTCATCAGTAGTTTCATTTTCAACAAAGTGAAGAGCAAGTTCGTTATAGATTTCAGTACGCATAGTTATCTCCTATAGAATGCGCCTTCAGGGGAATTAATAGCTGAAACAACATCAATTAGCTGCTGCCAGCTGATGTGTAAAACGTCGTATTCATCCTTCCAGTCTTGCCATTGCCGTATAAATACGGTTCCATCATCACCAATAATAATTTCAATATCCTCATGCATATCATCTTCTGCGAGAGAACGAATGACAGCAGCATCTGATTCAAACTCTACAGTGAACATTACCACCTCCTTGTTTTCCACCACACCCAAGCGTGGGAGCAGTGATTTGTTTCTAACGGCAGACATAAGAAATCAATTAACCATACTAGATTTAGCTTACCATCTTTCTTCCACTGCCAGTTTCTAGCTGAAAAAGTTTGTCCTAGTTGCCCACCTAACATTACGTTAACTAATACAGACAGGGCAGTAAACACTCTAAAGAAGTATTTACCAACAAACTTCATATGTGGTCTTTTTACTGAACGGAGCAACAACGTGATAAATTGTGTAGCCCAATTCTTTAAGGCTGAAAATATCTTCTTTAGTGAGAGTTTCTTCTGGAAAACTTGTGTAATTAAGTCCTTCATTTGCTGCATCCATCAATTTCCTCTTAATATTGTTATTTCGAGACATCGTAGTACGCAGACGAAGATTTTCTGCGCTGTCAAGAATTGCCAGTAGCTGTTTATTAGTTTCCATAATCATACTTCCTTGTGATAGAACCCTAGAAGGCTCATCAAACTTTGCGTCAGACATAATAGATTCATTCTTGTACGCATAAGCATAAGCTGCAACAGAAAGCTTAATTCTGTTACGTATTTCTTTATTATACTCACCCATTAGTGTACTTCGTAATAATCTTTACCAATTTTGCAATCGCCGCAGGTCATAATGTTGATACCATAGGCCTTCGGTGCTTCTGCAAAGCATTTCATAATAATACCACGAGCTTCTTCAGCCTGATCTTCACGAACTTCAACAGTATGTTCATCGTGATAGAATAGCAGATGTTTAAAGTCAATATTTGCTTCTTTTAGTTTCTGATCAATCATTACAACAGTAGCTTTCATAATTACAGCCTCTGCACCTTGAATAAGGTAGTTAAGAGCTTTGTGCTGTTCAGAAGCATCTAGGCATAGTTTTCTTGTATCGAGACCAACAACGTACCCATTCTGTCTAACTTGAGAAGAAACATTGTCGATAAGTTTAGCTAACTTAGGTAGCTTCTTCTTATAACGAGAAATTGACTTCTTAGTTTCTTCTACTGATTTATCGATATACCCACTAAGTTTAGGAGCACCCGCACCATAAAGGTAAGCAAAGATAAATCTTTTAGCTTGTGGTCGTGTGCATTCAATAATATCAGCATTTAGTTGATGAACATCACCTTCAAGCAACTCTCTAGTAAACTTTGGATCATCCATAAAGTGAGCAAGAAGCCTCAACTGACAAGCAGCGGAGTCAGCAGATACTAGAACTTTTCCCTCATCTGCAATAAATGCACTACGGATTTCTGGGCCTAGTGTGGCGCTTCCGGAGGGAAGGTTTGCGATGATATTGTGGGTCTGTCTGAAGGTAGGTGTTCCGATATTAAAGACGTCACCGTGTAAACGGTTATTAACGTCAATATGTTCATCCCAACCATTAATAATACTAAGACGTGAACGTAGCGTATAAAACTCATTAATTACTTCGCCTACTCTTCCAAGTGGCTCAAGTGAAGACTCTGTGAGCTTTGAGGAAGTCTTGTTGAATTTTCCATTTTCGTCTCTCTTCCAGTTCCATTCATCTGGCTCCCACCCGATTGTAGATAAGTAATCCTTGACCTGATCTGTATTACCGATATCACCACGAGTAAGAGAGACACGAGTGTAAGGGCCGAGAACGGGGCTAGAATCAATTGAGGTGTCAGGATCAAGCTCAAAATAATTGGATACGTGGGCTGTAAGTTTACCTTTCTTGGTGAAGACCGTCTTGACATATTTTGCTTCGGGCCAGTTTTCCTCTAGCTCGCCTTTCTTTTTTAATTCTTTAATCTGCTCTCTAAGTTCATTTAGAGCTTTGCCTGACATATCAGGGCTAGTAACATAAACAAGAAGCTTTGGATTAATCTCATCGGAATATTCTTTAATTTTGTCTTCAAGCTTCTGCTTAATATCAGAAAGCCCGTTTAAATTCATTTTCCAACCGTTCTGAGTTTCCTCAGTCATAATCCTTTCCATTTGATGCTCAACTTCAATAGCATCTAGAATCTTACGGCTCTTACTCTTAGTGATATGCACTTTAAGCTCGTCTAAGAGTGTTGCATACACCTTAGCACCTAGTCTAACATCTTGCTTTAAGTATTCATACATCTCTTCAGAGAATTGAGAGAAATCATTAAATTCACCCTTATAATCACTAAGATAAATACCCCAGCGAGCAAGACTATGTCCTGAACCTTGAATAACTTTTTTTACAGAAGTGTCGCCCTTTTCTAGTCTTTTCTGTCTGACAGCTAAATACCTACGATAGTCCTTACTCTCAGTTGAAAATCTTGCGAAGTTTAAAACTTGTGATAGCACTTTTGTACAAGTAACTTTGGCTTTAGGTGTCCAGTAAGGTGCTAGTTTCATAAGCGCAGGGACGTCAAATCCCCACGCATTATGCGCTACAATGACATCGGCTTCATCGAGCTTATCAAGAAATGCCTGAAAGTCGCCTTGATTATTGGAATTGTAGAACCACTCTTCACCTGTATCATGGTCTTTAACACCAGCACAGTGAAATGTAGTCAGTTTCCTCAGTAAGTTATCTGTTTCAATATCGAATACATAACGTTTCATTGATACCCCTTTTCATAGTGTTCATCCATGATTTTGATTTCAGTTTCACGATAGAACTCATAAGCTTCGTAGGCCCTAAACACAGCTTTCCGGATTGAGTAATCAGGATGCATGTCACGATACATCTTAGCAATCTTACGAACAAACCGATAATCAGTCATAGTTTTCTCCTAGTTGTTCTTTAAGGTCAGATATCGTAATTACTTGTAAAAATTCACTCTTTGTTGTCGCCAGTACTTGTCAAAGTCATCTTGAGACATTTCAATGTATTGAGCAACCCATTCTTTTAGATCATTCAGTTCTTGTTGAACCTCATTTGTTTGAAATTTCAAGATTCTTGCAAGATTAATGATCTCTTTCATACGTTCTTTGTTATCTTGGTTTTTAGCATCAAGCTCGACAATGCTTGCTACTCTCATAACACGAGCAATGACTTCTTCATAAGACATTAGGAACGTTCCTTGATTACGTTAACGAGATAGTTTGCATACCACTGAATTTTCTTGGCATCTTGAAGATCATCATCTTTCTTACCAAGACGCATTGCATACTTAAAAATCTGGCCTAGTAAATGTGCCTCGACACCTTTATGATGAGCAAGAATATATTCCATCAAGTTCATATATTCAAGACCATTCGGGAACTTTTCATAAGCTTCTCGAGAAATCAGTTTATAGTGTTGAGGGTTAATGATTGCATCTTGCTGTTCCTCACTCATACTTTTAAAGTCACCATGAAAGTCCGGTGTGTCATCAAAGATTTTTCCCATAAGTTCAGGGATCTCCTCTCGAAACGGTCTATCTTCTGCTTTATCTTTCATCTGCTTTTCCTTATGTATTTCTTTTAAAATACGCATTTCTACTCGGTTGTAGTCTTTAGTCATTTTGCCTTAAGCTCTTGAATATGGTATTTTAGATGTGCTTTATTATAGAATCCATACATCTGAGCAGCTAAATTCTCGGCTTCAAATTGAGAGTAATTAGCTTCAAATTGTAAGATAGCTGCTCGTTCTTCATACATATCTTCCAGAAGTTCCCAGTCAGTCCATTTATCTTCTGGGCTAACAAATGCTTCATCCATAGTCATGCAAACCACTCCTCTCCATCTGCAAATTCATAAATAACTTCTTGAACTACTACTCTGACCATCTCTTCTTTTTCCTTAATAGTCATAGCCTTATTAATCGCAGTCTCTTTACTAGTATAACCAGTTGGAGTGGCTTCCCAATAACCGTCTGCATCAAGTAGCTCTACAGTGTAAAGTCTCATTTTACATAGCTCCGCATTGCTTCGATTGCTTCATCAAGATTGTGATGCTTTTCTGTTACAAGCGACTCATAGAAAGGGTGATGTTGGTCATCTTTCCCTGACCATGCAATAATTGGTTTCCTCTGAAGACTTGCATACATAATCTCCATAGCGGTACCAATACCTCGTCCATCTACCGAACGGATATTAGCAAAGATAAGATCTGATCGATCGATATCCATAAGATCCTGTGTCATAATTTGATTGTAGAGATTACGCCGTTGATTGCCTGTAAGAGCATAACGAGACTGTAGATGAACAGGTTCTCTTCGGGTAGGATCTAGAAAGTTGACAGGGTATAGCTGCATTTCATCAATAATTCCTTTACGCCACCAGCTCATTTCTTCGATAGTAGCGTTCTCAATTGGGCCTGCAAGATAGATATTAAAATGTGTCATTTTATCAGTATCCTCTTACTGCGATAGTATGGGTATAGGATACCTCATCAGCATCCTTAAAATCACGATTTTTACCGGAAGTTTGTGGTATTAAGTTACACCATGTATCCCACCAGTACTCCGCCCCTTCTTTCTTAACAACTTCTAGGTATTCTTCTAAGCGATCTTTACGATTGAAGTGAGATGAGCCATATCCCAGTCGTTTGAGATTGTGTGTGTCAAGACAGGCAACATTGTAACCTAGCATCTGTAAAGCGAAGCCTGCCTTTGCTAGACCAAGACCTTTTATCTTTAGCACTTCTTTATATAAGAGTTTTTCTGGTGCAGAGCTTTCAAACAACTCGTATAGTTCCTCTTTACGTTTTACTACATCAGTATAACTGTCTTTTTTATGACCCCAGAGTTGTTTCGAGCTTTGTTTATTCTTCTTAATGTCATTAGTTATATGGACAATGCGGTAAAAAGGTGTCCTAATCGTCGCAATAACTGCGGTGAATACGTCTACAATTCCTTCTGGACCAGTCTTTAGAACATGATCTTGAATTAGCTTTACATCACGATTATACATAGTATTTCCTGACTAATTAGAATTAAAAGGGAGAGCCGTTAAGCTCCCCCTCCTTGTTTTAATCAAAACGGGATATCATCGTCGATATCGTTGTCATCGTGGTCTGCACTCTCGGTTGCACGAGACACATTACCAGAACCGTCAATAACCTCCATGTCTGTCATTTCAAATCCTTCTGAGGACTTGCTTTCATACTTGTGAAGTTTAGTGACTTGTACGCTCATTAGTGTGTTAGCAATACCTTCTACAGTCTTACCGTTTTGCTTGAAAGAATAGGGGTATTGATAAAGGTTAACATTGCCTACTGACTTGTTACCAACGGTATTAGGATCAATCTTCTGAAGATTACCCCCAACAAACTTAACGATCTTTGGCTCACCGTTGTTGTCTAGTTCAATATTATCTTCTTCGTTCTTACGAACCTTACGCCGAACTTTTACTGCAAAGTAGGGTTTACCTTCATCTGATAGAACAAGTTCTGATTGCTCTTCACCCATATCATCTAGAATAGGATTACCTTCTTCGTCACGAAGAGTCCGCTTTAGTGGTTTGAACTTAACATTCTCTTTAGCCCATTCTAGAGCGAGCTTTTTGTCAGTAGTGCGAAGCTGAATTTCCCAGTAATCTGGTTTACCAGCATCCTGATTCTTGATTGGACGCTTTGCATCACACTTTACCCACCATAGTTCGACGTTTTTTACGATAGCCATTGCTGTTTTCCTTTTGGATTAATATAATTAAGGTTGTTTACGTTAGGTTGTTTTATTCTTCTTTTACTTCGGTCAGGTCAATAATAACCTGCTGAACAAGATGGTAATCTTCTTCATAAAGTTCACCATACTCTTCTTCATCTTCGTTATCATCAAAAGATGCATAACCCGTAATGAAGCCATCACCTACTTCATCAATCCGAAAGACGGATGAAGGTAGATCTTCTGTTTCTGCAATAATAAGAATATCCCCCGTTTGGAGTGAGGGTAGAATTGCAAGAAAATTCTCTGTACGTAGGTCTGACATGTTGTCTCCGTATATGTATTGTTCTTTAAGGTCGGGTAATTTTAGTTGCCAAAGGCCTTTAGTTTTATAGCAGCTTGCATAATTAAATCTGCAACCTCGTCTAACATGTTGCTTTCTACCCCACCAGTATCTTCCATAATGGCTGCGGCGTCGTTAAGAAGTCTAAATACTTCTTCCAGTTTTGGCCGGACGGTTGACATAGGACAATGAAGATAATTGATACCCTCGCCGTAATATTCCACATGAAAGTCTGAGAATTCTGTAGTAGTGACATGCTCAAACCAAACTACTACTCGTTCGGCTTCTGTATCTACCTCTACGACTTCTCCTGTGAAATCTGGAAAGTAACCACCCGTAACTTCTACAATATCGTTCTTTTTAAGCGAATGCAAAATCGGAGTATAAGACTTGTCGGACATCTAGTGTACCTTTCTCTAGGATAAGATCTTTTGAGTTAAGTTGTGTTAAAATGTTCTCAAGCGGTTGAGCCTCATAAAGCTCAACAAACTTCTCACGAACAAGCATAAACATATCTTCCATGTTACCTGCATGACAACCAAAAGAGTCGTGAACAACAGTAACAAGATAATTAGAATCGTGAACAACACTTGTCAAATGAACAGCATCTAAGCTATGAACAATGTTAGGTGCTGCACCAGTTCGCTGTTTAGACTCATTAATTACAGCTTCTTCCCACACTTGGATATTGACTTTTAAAATGTCATCGCCGTATTTAAGCTCTGTTCGCTTTGTAATTGGCTTTAGGTAAGCTTGTACTACGGGGAAGTTAGTGATTGGGGATTGCCATTTTAAATGAAGCTTGTCGTCATTAGCCCGTTCAGCTAACTTTTGGAACATGCTCAGTAAAGTAGCTGGTCCTTTAAGTTCTTCGTAACAAGTCTTGTATACTAAAGTGCCCAGCATAGCTCCCCACAAGTGTTCTTTATCTCGAAGATATTCAGAGAGTTCTCGTGTATCCTCAATAACTTGTTGACCCATACCATAAGCCGTGCCACCGTAACCAAGAGTCATAACGTTACGCTTAACTGTCTTTCGTCGAATTTTCTTGTCAGTGATTCGATTCCAGTATACAGGAAAGAGTTTCTCTCTAAGATTGCGATTCTCATTACGCCAAGATTGAGCCTCTCGAAAGGCAATTGTCTTGCGTTCTGACTTGTCAGAAGCTGCATCATACTCTCGTTGAAGCCGTCTAGCCTCGTCAAATACCGTGTCAAAGCTTTCAACAAGCCCGTTAGGTAACTTGTCTTGCATACTTCGAAGTCTTCTCCAGACTTTGTTAGCAATGAACATGTAAACATCACCGGGAAGTTCTTGTGGAACTAGGTTAACAAGAGGAGCTACCTCTTCATCTTGAGACATAGCAACTAGGTGCTGAACACCATTGTTAGAACCGTCGATGTAAACTGGCAAACAACTAGGGAAGTCTTCTGTTTCCATACCCTGACCATGCCAGTGAGAGAGCATAGAAAATTCCATACAACAGGCAAGGAAAGTAAACGGTTTATCCGCACTCATCCAGCCTGTATAACGCATAGGATCGCTTGCATAAATCAGGATGTCGTCTAAGTTATCTTGAACCCATTGAGCACGGTCGTCAAGAGAAACCTTGTCATTACCCCACGAGTTTGCAGTATGAACGGATAACCAGTAGAGGCCAGTTTCTCCAAGCCTAACAGGCTCATCGAGTAAGAGCAATCCCTTAGCATTGTCGCTTGACTGCTCGTGCAAAAAGGCTGTGTTAGGGTAGATTCGACCACGGAAATCCAAGTTGTAGAGGTGATAGAACGGTAGCCCGAGATTCTTCTCCGCTAGTCTTTCAATTGCTTCAACTTCAATAATCAACGAAGCCCGTTTAATTGGATCAATTTCCTTCGTAAACTTGAAAGGGTTCTCTTTTGACCGTAAACATTGTTTGAACACATTAAACACAGGCTCGTTAATACGCCAAGCTGTTGAAGTTAGCTTGTTTAGAACTTTGAGAATATAACTCATATCATTAGCTTCAAAGTAATTTAAGGCTAATGAGTGGCCTTTCTTAATTACACTAATACCTGTGGTTTGATGATAAGCAGATCCGTCCCACGATTTTGGTGGAGTGTTGACTGGAAACATGTCACACTTTTCATTGTCAACAAGATCCATTAGCTCCTTAATAGCTTTCCAGTCTGATGCAAACAAACTGTAAGATCTGTGTTTGTCTTTCTTACCGTTCTTATACATGTGTTTCTTCTTATAGCCGAGTATACCTACTTCGATATAAGAGATTAAAACGAACCATCCACCCTGAGCCTCAAGAATACTGTCTTGTTCAAGTCTCATTTTCTGTCGTAACCGACGACCAATACTTGTTGATACCTCTACTAGTGATGCTTTCCTTTCTAATCCTTTTAGTACATGAGTGTACGAAAACTCAATAATATCTTTGGCTGGCATAGCCTTAATATAACTTGCCCGATTGCGATTATCAAGAGTATTTATACGGTATGTCAAGTCTTCTACTAGCTTGTCTAGTACTGTCATTTTTAACTTTCTTTACTTTCTATAGGCATTGTACATAGTTAGTACCCTATACTTTTGAAACTTTGTTAGTAAATTCAGCACTAATCCTTTAGCAGCTCTTTAACCGTGTAATATATAAAATAGATTAGCACTACAGTTAGCAATTAGGCTCCTGTGTTGTTGAAGAAAAAAAAAAAAAAGTTTTTTTAAAGCCCCCCACCCCCCTAAGGGGATGAGGAGCGGCCCCGAAGGGCAATTGTTCTTTAAGGTCAGCTATTAGCCACGATTAAGGTAAGTTGTATTACCTTGAAACGCTTTGATCCAGTTATCAACTGAACCAACACTTACTGCATAACGGTCAGCAGCCTTGATAGTATTTGTCCGCATGGCGTACTGAACAACTGTTTGACGGAAGTTATTGTCGTACTCCGATTTACGAATAAAGGAGGCCTGCGGATATTGAGCTAAGTTATGTTTCTTAGCTGCATACTGTTTAAACAAGTCGTAGGCCTTGAGCCAACGATATACTGAACCCTTGCTCACTCCAATTGTTTCGGCAACAAATGGAATATCAGCGGTTTCTACCGCAAGCAAGGCAACTTTGCGGCGGAAGTTGTCGTTGTAGTTGCCACAGTTAAACATAGTGCCGAAGAAGTAAGAATTACGCATGTCAGTTCTCCTATTTATGCGTTTCAGTATTGGGGATCGAAGTCACATTCAGCACGAGCGATCTCATCAAGTTCGTCTCGCATCTCGTCAGTTAGTTCCGGTTGGTCAGGCACATCAATGTAAGTGTGTGACCACTTCTTGTCAATTGCCTGAACAAGTTTGCTGAAAGCCAAATCTTCAAGTTTGATTTTAGTCATCCGCTGTCCTTTCATGGTAGCATTATAGATGCGTTGTTTTTCTCAGAATTACTCGTCTTCAGTCCAGTAGTCAAGATCATTAGGAAGCTGTTCAATCATGTTTTGAATGATATTAATTGCTACCGATTTTCCGAATAGATCCACAAGATCATTATAATCCCAAGTTTCGTGGTAGATACTCATACCAACAAAACTAATAGAGCCTTCGTCTATCTCCCACCATATCGGACTACGAGAGTACCCATAATCACACTTTTCTGCAACTGCTTCAAACTCTGCTAACACTTCTCCGAAGATAGTGTCATCAAAGATCCAGCTGCAGGATAAATTCTTTTGCACGTCAGCAAGATATCTCATACTTCTTCTCCAAAAGTTTCATCCCATTCCTCAGCAGTGATGCCTGTCATGATAAATTCTCGATCATCTCCTGAGAGATATGGAAAAGCATTCTGAATCAAACCTCCGTCTGCGTACTTCTTTACATCTTCAGGATTTACTTTAAACGTCATTGTTCGAGTAATTCCTGACACCATCGATTTACGGGTTACTTCCCAGTTTACTTTTTCCATGATCTTCTCACTTATGAGGAGTGTTGTTAGTGTAAAACACATGATTACCGATACGACCTTCTTTATCGTAATACTTACGCCAGAAAGGCTTTACACCTACAGCATGGTAGTGTGTTGCTGTAGTAATTGGAGAACCACGATAGTAAGCCTTATACGCTATAGAAATAGCAATTGCTTGCGCCTCCTGATCATAATATGTATCATATTTAAACATATTATCACTCTTACCATCATGGGTGAAGGAGAAGGCTTTTTTCTCGTACACAACATCACAAACATTATTTGGATAACGAGAGTCTTCTACTCGATTCATAATAGTCTCAGCTACAAACATTTGACCATCAAGAGGTTCTGCTCGTGCCTCGAAAAACACTGCGGTCGCTAGACAAAGAATTGTGGGAGTTATTACGGACATTGCTAGTCTCCTTGTCCTTGAAGATTAAGTTTAGAGAGCGGATTACTTCAGGTAGAAATAACCCGAATACAGTAAACATGTTTACGAAAGAAAACCCAGCATAAGCAGGTGCAAATACGACATAGTGTGCAATAGCTACTACACCAAGTAGAGGGGGTATTTTTATTAGCTTAACCCCAAGTAACTTTTCTGATACTGCTATAAGAAAACCTCTAGCAACAAAGCCAGCAAGTATCATTGTCAAAACTTCCATTCTAGTCTCCTCTGAGGGATTTGACCTCTACTCCCTAAGAGGTAGAGGCTATTTACGAATATGCTAGAAATCTACACCTTTTATATGAATCTTTGCAGACTCAGCGTAACAGTACATTCCACCATCCTTCTCAAAGTACTCGGAAGGAATTCTCCATTCACGAATGTTACCATGAATCTCGTTTCCTTCTGCGATACTTTTCCGCTTGTCAAAGTGGGGAGGCAACTCGTCAAATTCAAACTCAATTACATAGTTACCATACATGCCTGCTTTCTCAAGGCTATCAGTCCAGAAAGTAATAGCTTTGTGTTGATACCCCTCACCGAGAGATT